TGCCTTGTCAAACCGAACCAATTTATCGACGACCGTTACCTTGATTGTCGCAGTTTGGCTTAGGTTAAGGCTCAGATTATCAATAAAGCCACTGAATATGACGATAGTGTCTAATATATTTCCCCCATTCTCCATTTTATCCCGCAACCCTATTTCGACGCTGCAATCCTTACCCTGATAATCCGTTTGAATTGCGGTACTTATTAAATTCGGATTAATACCAGATAAAGTTAAATCTATCATATTAGCTTGAATTTGAGTTGTTTCGGGTATGGCTGATACGCTACCCAGATTACCTACACCAACATAATTAACAGACCCACCTAAAAATGGTGGCGTGTGACTAATGATACCAACGTCAGAATGGACATATACAGGTTCCGTGAAGTTTAAAGCAACAAGGTATATCGGGTATACATCACCCCCTGTAATATTAGATATTCCACTTGAATTAATGGAGCGGGTCAACTGATAACCTCCATTGCAGCGAAGGTCAAAGGCTCCGACACCCTGTCAATCCCGACGCTGAAATTAATATCATTCCCGATTAATATCATTTCGCACGTTGTATTATTGATTGTGATTGGAGCGTTATCACTGGGACTTGTTCTTATTCCTGGCTGAAAGGTAATTGTCGCATTACCCGAACCATCGCTACTAACATCTGAACTAACTTGTTTCAGTTCGCCGCCGAAACTAATAAAATCACCCGCCTTTAAAATGGCTGTAGATATAGTCCATCCATCGGTAATAACACTATTACCCGTTTGGCTCGCGCCCTTAACAACTGGCGTTCCTGTAGACGTGCCTTGTGTGGTTTTAGAATCGGGACAAAATCCATTAAACGTATTCCTTCGCCCTTGAAGTTCATTGAAAAAGGCTTGCCATGCAGACCAATTTGACCGTGACATTGGCGGTAACGAATACTCGGCCATCCAATAGGAGCCCGACAAGGTTCTTCGCTGAATTTGTCCGTTTAACGAAGACTTGAAAATTTGAGTGTTATTCTGAATGTAGAATCGACTCGAAATGAAACCTGGAACTGCTGGTATTGATAACGGCATTTAACCCCCCTTTTTTAGCTTGTTATTATAGCACTAAACCCTCATTTTTCCGTTGCTCAATGCGGCTTGTACCCCCGCGATCGATGCCGCTTGTATATGTGGCGCTGCCGTCGCTATTTCAGCGCGAACAGAGGCCGCTACATTCGGGTTAAATGTATTGTATGTGTTTATGGTCATTCCATTTGTACCTTTCGAAAGACCGGACGTAGGACTCGGCGTCATAAGATTATTAATTCCGCCTTGTAGCGCACTGATAAAAGGGTTTGTTATCATCATTTCGACCGCTGTCCTTTTCGCTATATCTGCTAAAGACTCAAACATGTTACCCCCATCGACAATCGCATCAGTTAATCGAGAAGACCATTGATCTGTAGCTCCGATCATAGCGTCTTTAATTGTAGTGCTAGATTCCTTTGCTTGCTTTTCCACTTTTTTAATATCTACCACGGCAGCATCGGAATTGGCTGCCTTAAAAACGCTTCCATCACCAACATTTAAATTTTGTAGCCCTTCTAGCTCTTTCCTTGCGTTACTCAACGCAGTTTTTGTTCTTTCTATATCAGTTATATACTCTTCTTGCTGTGGTTTTCCACCTCCCAATGCAACAAACGAGTCTTTAACGGACTTGATAAACATATGCACTGATTCTGAGCTCTCGTTGTTAGTGGCGTTTAATTTTTTTAGCTGATTATCTAAAGCCCGTATTTTTTCTTTTGTGGATTCTATTTTGTTTTCAAGTTCATTTTTTTTGATTTTGTCAGATACTTCAAAAATTTTATTTACTTTTTTAGCCATTTTAGAAAGCATCGGGATAATTGAACCTTGGATATTCTTTTTTAAGACATTCATATTATCATTAAATGTAGCTATCCTATCAGCGTCTTTCTGTGTGATTACATTTGGGGTCGCTTTCGCTAATTTATTTATAGCTTGTGTTCCTTGGTTCATTATCTGAATCAACGCAACCCCCTCAGAATCAAATAATTTCATTGATAAACGTGTTTTTTCTGACCCATTTTTGACTTCGTTCATTGCCTCTGTAACCTTCATGAACTGCTCAGATACACTTAATTGATTTAAATCTTTAGCGCTTAACCCTAATTCTTTCAGGGCGTCTTTAGCTTCCCCCGTCCCTTTAGCGGCCTCGGCTACCCGTCTTTGCATCCGCTGAAAGGCCATAGCAAGCGTATTGAATTCGATTCCTGATTGCTCTGCGACGAATTTCATGCGACTAAGATTTTCGGTTGTCTCATCAAGCCTTATTCCTAACTTCTGGATACGGTCGACCTCATTTAATGTCTGCTTACCCATATATATAATGCCTGCCGCAGCAGCAATAGCCGCTATACGAACCTTATTAAATCCAGTTGCTAATAGCTTATTGCTATCTGTCATTTTTTTAGATGATTGTCGCGTCGCTTTAACCGCATTTTTCATATTTTTACGAATATCGGTCAAGTCTGCTTTAATTTCGACGACTAAACTATCTAATTTTGCCATTTTTTTAATATCCTATTTTAATTTTTTCAATCTTTCGATGTCTTCTTTCGTCAAGTCTGTTTTATTTTCTGCACCGTAAAATTCGTTACAGGCTTCACACGCTAGATTAAGGTCGTATAATGTCGCATCTTTAATGTCCCGTGGCGACCATTTCAAATGAAAAAGCATAAATTTATAATATTCTCTGTACCGCTGGTATACAGGATTACCATTTATTTTTTTTTTACGGCTTCCTCTTGCTTTTCAGGCATAAGTAAAAAAAGAATAAAATTCGAAAATTGGCTATTTGCCTCATTGCGATTTACTGAAAGCCATTCTTTTAGCTGGTCATCCGAAGAATAGTCCTTGCATGGCAACGCTTTGTAGAAATTAAAAAGATCACCAATTTTTAACGATTCATCTTTCGTTATTAAATCATACAATGACATGTCTAATGCATTTTCTATTTCGTCATGCAACCTGAAAGACGGTTCAATATTGTAAGTTTTCGAATCTACAGAAAGTTTAAAATTCGGACGTGACATTATTACGATTCAGCAACAGTTGTTACCGCTCCGCTCGCTTCAAATGTCGCACTAAATGTCATTTCGCCTGCCACTTCCCCACCCGCTTCAATTTGAGAAATAACCGCTTCGAAAGCCTCTGTTTTCGCGGTGCTATTCCCGCTATCCATTAACGGGTAAACTAAATAGTAGTCGTCTTTAGTTCCCGCGTCATGATTTGTTTGAAGTGTAGTCCTACTCGCCGAATCTGAATAAAAGCCTTGAACTGATAACGTTTTAGTTAGCTTCCCGCTCCCCCCTAAAAGTTCCCTTTTCTGGCTCGAATCTTTATCGGTAACGTCAACTATATCGCGTGAGCTTGAAAATCCCACGCTCGTTACGTGAGCAAGCAGTGTACCAGACCCAACCGACCCGATATACACCTTAAAATCGTCCCCATTTGCTTTGTTCGTCATAATTTCCCCCCTATTTATTTAAACGCCGAGCGTTATCTTAAACCTAATTATACCACTAAACATATCGGCGTTCACATCTTCTTGCATGATTGTGCTGAACCCATCCCATCGGCTCATGGCATAACCAAATCCTGTAACGATTAAATCCGAGCGGTGCAAGCTGGTATGTAATGCTTTCATAATGTCGCTGGCTTCTTTTTTATTGCCTGTTTTAGTGAAGGCCGTGATGGTTATATATATAATGGAGCCTTGGCTACTCGTAGTATCCAAAGACTCGGCCTGTATGTCTGTGTATGCGAGATATGGGAAAATTAAGCCCTTGGCGGATGCTACGTTGTCCCGAATGCCATTGACCCCATTCCCCAACATTCCCGTCAATGTTGAATTGTCTTTTAAAGCCGTTGTCACCGCCTTTTGAACTTCATATATATTAAAACCTGTCATCTTCTCGCAGAACTCCTCAGAACCTTATTTAATGCGATTCTAATGTCTCTTTTAATTTCTTTAACGTTCGATTTAAATGAGGGGAATAACCACGGGCGAGCGGCCATCTTTCTTTTCCCAAACTCTAACCCAATCGCATATTTAAGTTTCGTTCCTACCGCGTAGCCGAGACCCCCTATAGACTTGATAGGCTTAACGAATATACTACTAACTAAGCCCCCACGATCTGTTTTAGGATATTCACCTGGTCCAGAACGTTGAGCAGATTTACCGCCTCGATAATAGATTACACCTGTTCTGCTTCCCCCTTGAATACCTTTTATCGCCGTCGTGCTAACTGAATTAGCAGATAAAAATAATTGACGTTTCAACGGCTTCAAGACATCGGACGGTATCCGCAAGAGCTTGCGTTCTAATCGACTAAGATTTTTTATTTTTATTTTTGTTTTTGTTTTCATCGACATCGGGAATAGCCTCGATATACGCTAATATAGGTCTTAACAATTTGTATGGTACCGATAAAGATTCGCAATAGTTAGATATGTCCTGGAACTCTTTATTCCCTATTATTTTTTTGATTATTTTCTGTTCTGACATTTTTTCGTCCCCCTTAAAATCTTAAAATCTCAACAAATTATACCGTACTTAATTAACGCTTACTAATTCATTAATCGATTGCGCGCACTTAATTATGTAGAATTCCTCTATATTATCGACTTCCGCGAAACTATCGACCCTCATATACTGCCCGTTGTATCTAATTTTTGAGGTTATATCTATATTTTGATTTTTTCGGATAATGATATCGTAATGTTTCTCGTTTTTCCTATTTCCGTCATCGATTGCAAAAGACGGGTAAATCTGTCTAACCCACGCCCATACCGTAACGGAAAGAGACCATGTATCGGTGGCCTCGCCAGCATCCCCGATAGACTCTGTTTTATTTAATATTTCTATCCGATCTTTAAGTTTTCCGATCATAGGATTATTGGCCGGTACTGGGATAGTAATTTTTTTGAATTCTCAGATATATTACCGTCGCCCCTATTTTCGTATCGAAAAGCAATATCAATTAGCAATGCCTGTCGTATTGTCTCGGGTACATCTGTTGTTGCCGTTCCAAACCCACATACAAATCTAATTTCTATACCGTCCGCATTTCGGTCAAAACTCGGCCATATAGCGCCATCACGTAATGTTATTTTTCCTCTTTTCGGGTTAATTCCTGAGTACGTAGACACCTGATACTCTGTAGAGGCTATCGTTGTTGCTGTATCAGAATTGTCATAGGTCATAATGTGCGTAATACTCTGTAGCGGTGCGATAGGAATCTCAATATATGAATTCTTATTGTAATAACCGATGGGTATCTCGCGCACGCCATTCCACCACGGATCGTTATATGCGGCAGGCCATTCGTCCATGAACAAATCCCAGGTCGTATCCACGAAGCACATCGCCGTATACTGTTCGGCCATCTGCCTTGCCGATGTAATTAAATTCCCAATGATGGTGTCATCTGCTGAATTCTCGACCCGTAAGTGAGCCTTAGTTTCTGCAAGTGTAACAGGCTCGATTGATGGTGCTGTATGTAATTTTAACCGCGAGTATATGCTCATTATTATTCCACCTTCAAAGTATCTATAAACATATTTAATTCTGTTTTTTCTTTATTTTGTTTTTGTGCGAAACTACTTTTTTTTCGTAAAAATTATCAGAGACTACTTTTTTTCCCGTTGCTTCTGCTAAAGAAAAATAATTCGATTCTTTTAGGCTATTATATAAATCATCTGAAATTTTATAAAAATCACCTTTTAGAAATTCTATGACATTAAAACCATCGTTTGATCCCTTGAAATTTTTTAAAACTTTTATTTTTTTCATTTAAAACCCCCAAGGGTAGGGAGCCGACCCCCCTACCCTGTTTTTTTAACCTTTAGGTTGCTGTATTAACGGGCGCTACTCTTGGACTTCCCAACACTGCACTAACAGATATTGGAGTGCCATTAGTGTGCGTCCCTGTCACATTCACGATTACACGAAGATACCTTTTAATGCCGGTATATCCGCAAATATATCGTGCGTCGTCTTCGGCTGCATCATCAATAACACCGAAGGTTCCGTCATTCGTGCCAGCAACATAATTCGTTAGGTGTGTATCTGCAACATCTGTCCATGTAGAATTATCTACCGATTCTTCGGCCTCTAATTCAATCTTAACTGAACTTGACAGTGTGTCAGCAGACTCACCAATGTTCGCCAGTAAACAAACCGAATCATATCCGTCAAGGTCGATAATCGCGCTCGTAGCGTCTGCTG